AAATAGGGAAATTTTTTTGGTATTTGGGTGTTCAACGATTGCTATTGCTATCAAAGGGATGTATGCTTACGAATACACCTACCCCCTACTTTGCATGAAAAATAACGATGCATTTTTATATAAAAATTTAACTGCATATGATCAGATATTATTTGTACGAGCTTTTCAAACAGCCTTAGAACACTTTGGAAAAGAATCTTGTTGGTGTTTGACAAAGATGAACAATGCTGGATTTAAAGGATTTACAACAAGTAAGAAGACAAAACTTATGTATAAAGGTCATGATGCTAGACCATTAATATTAGGTATGACTGGTAGAAATTATTCAGAAGAAAATCCAATTATTGTCAAAAAAAGCGAATGTAAGTCTCAATATTGTCTCAACCCTGCTCATTATTACTGGGGTACTAGAAAGGATGTAGCTTATGAAAATGCAAAAACTAATAATAAATCTATAGATATTAACTTAATAAGTAAGTTGAGAACAGAAAGTAGCAGTGGGGTCAGTAGTAGGAAATTATCTAAACATTATCGATTACCATATCATTCCGTAAGACGAATTTGCTCTGGAGAGACTTATGAGAATGCCGAAGATAAAGAAGATCAATATAATGAAGAAAAGATTTGGTCAAATCTTTCAGATGTGTGTATAAATTTAATGAGAGCTCATCCAAATGAAGCAAAAAATTTTAGAGGTGTCGTGACTGAAACTCAGCATTATGAATGTCCTTGGCATATACAAGGAATTAATAAACACAAAGGTAATTTTGGGTTGATGGGAGAGTGTCTAGATTGCATGGAAGAAATTAAAGATGATTGTTGGGAATGGCAAGGAGCAACTAGAAAAAATGGTACTGAATCAACTGCTTACTTTCCATCTCCCTTTCATTCAGGTAAAACACAATCAGCCCCACGTATTGCTTTTTGGTTAAGTCGTGGATATACAGGTAAATATAGAATATTCAGTCAGCCAAAATGCAAGGCTTTTTGTTGTAATCCAAAACATCTAATGATAAAAGGTTTAAGAGAAATACCTCAATGTAAGTCTATCAAAGACATTAAGCTTCATCATGAAAATATTTTGCAGTATCATAGAGAAAGAAACAAACAAAATTGAAGTGGCAAGATTTCTCACTACTATCCCAAGTAATTTAGGATTTTTTAATTTAGGTAAAGTTGAATCATATCCAACAGGTGGTGGCGGTCCAACAGCTTATGGTCCTACATCTTATTTTGGATCTGATCCCTTACCTGCAGAGCAAGGAGATAATTTAAACAATCCTATTAATCTAGGTGATTTTTCAGCAATATTTAAATCTCAAACAATATCTAATAGTCATGGAGGTTTGTCAAGAAAACAAAGTACATTTTATGAATTGCATTTAACTCTTCCCAGAACAGTGCAATTCACACAAAATTTTTCTCAATTTTCTTACGAAGATCAAACTAATAGAAACACATTAATAGCTTTTTATGAAATTGATGATAACGGGCATAGGCAGGAATTACCTATAAATGATGATGGATATGTATTTCATGATGCAGCTGTTGATTCTGGAGAAGATGATATTGGAATTCGTCTTGATGACTATCCTTCAACAAGATTAGAAAAAGGTAAATATTTATTTGTTATTACAAATGATATTAGATATTTAGAAACAACATACTCTATTGGATTAAACGTATCTGTTTTAGATTGGAGATTTGTTAATGAACAAGTAGAAGAACAGATTAATTTTGGATCTATTACAGAAAGCGTGGTAGGTGTTACTGGAGCAGCTGGAGGATTTATTAATTTCGGAAATATAACTTAATTTACTATTATTTTGGTAAGTAAATACTTGGATCATTCTGTGCAAATCCGGGATCTTTAGTTGGTTTCATATATGACCTTGGAGTACTCTTAGCTTTTTTTACAGCTTCTAAATAATAATCTTTTGCATCTCCATATCTAGTTTCTGCTGCTTGTTTAGCTAGAGATTTAGCTGGTGTTGGTGCAGTTGGTGTTGCTTTTGGACTTTGCCCTGCTGCTGTTTCAAAAGTATTTCCCTTTGAT